CCGCGTAGGTAGCCTACAAATTCTTCGTGTGTAAGCATAGCTTCGATAGCATCTATACATTCTATACCGCCTTTGTTATAATGTGGTGGATGGTTAACTAAGTCTTTCATTTCTTCCTCATTGTAGTAAATCATCTTAGCCATTGTTTTCTCTCCAATTCTTAGGTAAACTCTCTGTGCTGTACCATCTAAAACCATTCTTTGATGCCCACTCACCATGACTTCTCTTTGTTCCATCTCTTCTCATCTTTGCATTAGGCATAGGTGCTGAAGGATTAGAGAATAAAAATACTAATTCACAATCATCTGGCAATATCTCTTTAATCCATTTGTACTTATTGTATTCAGCATAATCCCAAAACCTTCCTTTAGCCTCTAAGTATATTATCTTATCATCAAGTACTCTAATAAAATCTGGATGATATTTGTGTGGAATAGAATACTCTATGATTCCTTTGTGGTGTTCCCAATGTTGTAGTTCTTCTTGGTGAAGATCGTACTCCCACTTAGAGTCATATCCTTTAGGTAGTCCTTTTTCAATTGGTCTTTTCTTTCTTGGTTTTCTTTTCATATCAATGTACAGTATCCTCTCCTTTAGGAGGTCTTATATCGTTTTCTCTTATGATTAGTTCTGCTTTGATTAACTCTTCTAATCTTATTAATAGGATCTCGTCAAGCTCTTCTATGTCTGCTCCTGAGAATAACACACCACCTATTGATATTAAAAGTTCGTCTAGTTCTATTTTGTTTAAATCTAAAGTAAGCATACTTCCTTCTTTTTCATCTTTACCCATAAAAATCATAACCGCTTGTGTTTGTTTTTTGTTCGTTGTACAAGTCTTGTTGTAGTCTTTCGAAGGTTAGTTCAGGATTCCTTTTAACTCTTTTGTAAATCCACTTCAAGGAGTAAGCACTCAACATAAACTTTCTATTCAAATAAACATGAGTCTGTTCTGCTAAATACTCTTCTAAATTATTTACGTTGATTTGTTTAGAATCTTCTTCGTCAGGAATAATACTGCGCAACCATTCGACCAGTATCTGCCTGCCTTTGCGCCTTACTTCTTTAGCTCTTTTGCCATTCATTAGTGACCTCTTGTACTCTTGGTTCCTTAACAACAGTTGTAAAAAATGCTAGGTTTTTAGCGTACTTAAACACTCTCAAACCTTCTCCGTTGTTTGAGTCTTTATGGCAAGTGAGTTTGTGTCGGCAATAGACACATTGTTTAGGGAGCTTCATGTTCCCTGCTTTTCCGTCTAGTATAGGATTATAGCACAAGCTAGGCGGATTGTCAAGCTTTAATTGTCTTTTTAGTTTAGCGATTCTGTGTTTGATGTTTGGCTTATCCATTTCTTCTGGAATAAGTAGTGCCAGTTCTCCAGTTTCTTTGTTGATTGCTAAGAATCCTCCGTTGTTTGTTCCTTCACTTGCTTCGTACCCAGAGAGTTGCGCCATGTAACCAAACGGATCATCTTCAGGTAGTGTTCCATTTCTAAATTTCTGGAAAGCAAAACCCGAAGTTGACTTAACATCAATGACTTCTCCGTCTATGATACAATCCATGTGACCAAGCACACCCGATACTTTAACTTCTTTTTGTTCGTCAGTTACTTTGTGTCCTGCTAAACGAACCAACATCAATACAACTTCTTCTAACAAATGTCCATAAAGAAACTTAATTTGTGTTGAAGGTTTCATAGGCAATGGTTCATCTTCTGATTTAAAATCGTACCAGAGTTGACGATTAGGTTTACCTACATTAGACATCCTCAAGGTTTCTTTCTTTCTTTCGTAAGGTTTAGACCATTCAATAAGAATATTCTTCATGGCATTACCGAAATCTTCTGCGTCTTGTTCGGATATGTCTAGTGCTTTACCGTTACTAAGCCCATCAAGTTCTTTGTAGATGTCTTCTACAAGTGTGTTCAGTTTCTTTTTCATGTTGATAGTCCTTCGATAATTTCTTGAGCAGTATTTCTATCTGTCTTAAACCATTCTCCGTTGTGTTCTTTAACAACCTTTTTAAGTTTGTTCATGGTTTTTGTTTCTGCTTTTCTTCTGTCGTTAAATCTTCTTGAATACAGAAGTTTATAATCTCTGTGTGGACTGCTTGTTTGATAACCATTACATCTATCTTCTGCATCAATAGCCATTCCAATCTTTAACCAACCATCAAAAGAAGGATTAGCTATTATATAGACATAACCTTCTGGAGTTTTTTCATATCCTTTTAAAGCTGAGAAAGCCGCGCCTTCAAAAGTTTTGAACCTTCCTGATTTAAATAAAGGATGTTTTACTGACACATGTTTACCATTAACGTACATTCTATTTGGGTTGCTTTTTGTATTGTTGTTTTTACTACACTTAATACATTGTGTTCTATTCACACTTCTCCATGATAAAGACCAATTAGTATCTGTTAGTTCAACACCACATGTGTTACAATTTTCTTTAATGTGTTTCATTTTTGATTAACTCCTATTTAAATATGTAAGTACATTTTTTATAATGTTTATATCGTCATAAAATCTACCTAATCCAACATTACAATTATTACAAATCCAACCTCTAAATTCTTTTGTTAAATGATTATGATCTAAAACCCACACAGACCTATCATTCCATTTACCATGTTTTTTTAATTCTTTTTCTGTTTTATTACAACAAGGACATTTATATTTTAAATTATTAGGTCTTGTATTTTTTAACATTAGCTGTTTAATTGTTTTATTTTTTTCTCTTGTACATTTTTTACACTCAGTTCTAAGAGATTTACCAACTTTAGGTTCTCTGAAAGAGAAATATTTTAATTCTTTGGCTTGATTACAATTAGTACAAAGTTTAAAATTTATATTATCTTCTTCTGGAGTAGATAACTTATGAAACAGTTCTCCTTGTATGAAGTTAATGTGTTTCACTCCAATTTCCTCCTACTTTATATTCGGCATCTAACGGACACCTCATGTTATAATAATCTCCTGCATCTTTGATTGCTTGGACTGCAAGAGAACCAAAATCTTTAGTGTGGTCTTTACTTACTTCGACTTGCCACTCGTCATGTATGTTAGCAACAAACTTATAATCTAAATTGTTTTTAGTTGCTTCACTGTTTAATATAATTAACGCTCGTTTCATAACGATAGCACCACCACCTTGTAATAAACTATTCAAAGCCGCGTGTGCGTTTCTTATATGTATTCTTCTTCCGTCAATTCCTTTTAAGTATCCTTTTGTTGCCGCTTTCGTAACTCTATCTCTAAGAGTCTTAAATGTTGGCTGATTAGCAAAGAAGCGTTCTCTAAGTTTCGCTCCAGAATCTTTGCTTCCTCCAACCACGCTTCCAAGTTTTGCATCTCCTGCTCCGTACAAGAGTGCATAGATGAAAGTTTTAGCCTGATTTCTTGATTTAAGTCCTGCAATTTTTTGATTACGGGAGTGTATGTCTCCGTTGATAATTTCATTTGTAAATTCCTCGTCTTTCATGTAGTGAGCAAGCATCCGTAACTCCAAACCTGAAGCATCAATACCTACTAATTTATATCCTCTTGGTACAATCCAACATTCTCTGCATTCTGTACCGTAAGGTGTTTTAACTGAAGGTACTTGAGCCATGTTAGGATTCCTGTGTGTCATTCGACCAGTAATCGTACCGTTAGGTATCACAAACCCATGTACTCTTCCGTCATTTTCAACAAACTTAATCCAAGACTCTATCTGTGCTATCCTTTTTTGAAGTAAAAGGTACTCTGCTATGAGTTGAGCTTCGGGTATGTCTGTTATCTTATGTAAAACCTTTTCGTCAACGATAGGTTGACCAGTTGGTGTAAATTTATTAGGTTTCCAACCAAAATCTTTTAAGTATTCTCCGATCTGTTTCCTTGATCCTAAGTTAAAATCCTGTAGTTCTTGTCTCATAAAAGGTTCGTACTTCTTTGTTTCGATAAGTTGTTCGTATTCTTTTACTCTTAGTCCTGACTTAGATAGATTACCATCCTTTTTAAATTTAGGTGTTACTAATTTTATGTCAACCCATTTAGGTTTAAATACTTTGTGTACTTCTTCTTCGACCTCACTCATTCTTTTATAAAAATTAGATAAAAGTTTCTCTGCCTTTGGTTGATCAAATTGAAAACCATTCTGCTCTTGTTCTTTTAGTATTAAACTACAGCCTTGTTCTAGTCTGGCACTTTCTTTAGAGAAACCTTTGGACTCTTGTTGAATAAGTCTATGATAAACCTGTGTGTTAAGTTGAACATCTCTAACGCAGTAGTCCATCATCTCTTTAGAGTAACACGAGTAATCTTCAAAGTCAATCTTATTATAGTTAAGTTTATATCCCCACATCTCTAGGCTGTGTCCGCCTTCACGAGTAGGATTAAATAACCTAGATAGAACCAAAGTGTCTATAAGTTTCTTATTAGATAGGTCAACTCCTGTTAGTTTTTTAATCACAGGTATATCAAAACCTATGATGTTATGCCCTATTAATGCACTTGCTGATTTCAATAACTCAAGCCCTGACTCTATTTGGTGAGGAGCAAACCGAAAGATTTCGTTAGAATCAAGGTCTTGAGCTACGATACACCACAATTTCGTGGCTTTTAAATCGTCTGTTTCAATGTCAAATACTAAACTACGCATAGTCATTAAACTCTATGTCGTTGTTATCGTCTTCATAATCTTCAGAAGGTATTTCATTTAGCCTTCCTGTTTCTCTGTCGTAAAGTAATCTACTAGCCAAACCTACATCTCCTGTGTATCTTGACTTTAATACTCTCAACTGTGTTGTGTTTGATTCGTTAGGATCATCTGCTTGTTGGTTTCTTTCTAAGGCTATGACGCAATCGGATAATTGTGCTATGCTTTGAGAACCTCTCAAGTGACTAAGGTTCACTTGTATTCCGTTCTCGTGTCCTTTGTTACCATCTACTCGTCTAAGGTGTGACACAAGTATTATACCTGCACCTGTTTCTTCAACAATACTTCTGAGCCTAGTCATTATTGCATCAATGGCTCTGCGTTCATCTCCGTCATGGACAGCACTAACCAACATATGAAGGTGGTCTATTACTACCCACTTACAACCGCAACCTACGATCATGTATCTAAGTTTCGAAAAGATCTCGTCAATTGAGTTAGTACCAAAGTGCGCATGAATCCATACACGATTCTCATTCTCTCCGTTATAGAGTATGTCAAAGTATTTATCTATTTCTTCTTCTGAAAACTTCTCTAGTTCTTGGTCGATATACAACCTAGCATTAGCCTCAATAGATAGAATACCACTGATTGTTCTGTTAGGATCTTCCTCTAATGCAATGATACCTACGTTATCATCAGTCTGTTTAATAAGCCAGTGTTCTAGCTCACGAGTTACGCTTGACTTTCCTAAACCTGTACCACCTGTAAAGGTTACTAACTCTCCAGAACGAAGTCCGTATAATTTCTTGTTCAATCCTTGAAATGGATAAGGAACGCTTTTCTTCTTTTCTCTTGTAAAGAATTTAAGTTTATAGTCTGATACATTAATAACACCAGCAGGTGTATAAGTCTTAGCTGCCCACCATGCTTGACTGAAAGCATTTGCTTTGTTTGCAAAGAGCATTTCATTAGGATCGTTGAACTGTTCGGGTAATGTCATTATCTTAGCTTTGCTTGGAGTAAACAACCTAGCTACTTTTTGAGCCGCTTTCTTACCTGCTTTGTCATTATCAAAACATATCACTACATTATCAAAGCTTTCTAAAAACTCTAGGCTTTCTTTGACATCTTTAACTGCACCTGCCGCGCCTCTTTTAATAGATACGACTGACCATTTAGAGCCAAGCATCTCGTATCCTGCCATAGCATCACACTCTCCTTCAACAAGTGTGATATACTTACCGCCTTTGCTAAACAACTGTTCTCCAAAAAGTCCTGTGTCTGAAAAAGAACCAGTTATATTGAAGTTCTTTGAAACTCCGTCATGGCTTTTGTACCTTACTTTGGTAGCAACCATTTGATTGCCTGAGTAGTAAGGATAGATGTGGTCGCCAGTATTCTCAACAACCTTGACTCCGTACTTCATGGCTGTTGCTTTAGCTATTCTTCTGTCAGTTAAGTCTTTGAATATTCCGTTGGAAGGAACGCTTAACTTATTTCTGTGATCTTTTATCTTAGATACTGTTGTTGTTGATGTTGATGTTGTTTCACAAGCCTTGTCATAGTCATGGAAGTGTTTGTCGCAACTAAAACAATGTGCTGATCCGTCTTTGTTCTTTGCTACTGGATCTGATCCACCACACTCAGGACAAGGTAATTTGTATTCATCCCAATTTGATCCGTCATGGTCTGTCATCATTTGTCTTTGCTCCTTCTTATTACAAAATTTATATGCCTACCACCTACCAGAGTTTATTATAGTTAGGTACTCCTTACCTATTTTAGCTAATCCTCTTCAGGTGGAAAAGCGTCAGTCTCTTCGATGTCAACATCTTCTTCACTATCGTTTGAGCTTGCTTCTTCCGAAGATCCTTCGTTGTTGACAACATCTACAATCCGACCAGAAAAGAAATTGATTCCTGCTTGTAATTCTTCTAAGTCTAGTACAAGATTCGCTTTCTTTTGGTTGAGTCTTTGAAGTCTGCCAAAGATTCCTTTAGCCTCGTCTGGTAGATCATCCACTGAGATCTGCACATCATCAATAGTGATGTAAGGCATATTCATTTCTTCTTCGTTATTCATTTTTATTTTTTACCTCTTTTTTTTTATTTATTATTAAAATTCGTCATCATTGAAATCATCGTTATCGCCGCCACCAGTATATTCAATAAGGTCAATGATTTTTACTTTGACTAGATCAAGTCCTTGAAAGCGACCAAACTGATTCTCAACTTCCCACTCTCTGTATTTAACTAACACTCGTGAGCCATTACCTACAGTTAGATCAACTTGCTCTCCGTTAGAGTCATAGAGTTTGGGTTTAACATTAGGTGTTCCATCTTTACGACTAACTCTTCGTTTAATCATAACTGCTCTACCTTCGTAGTGGTCAGAAGTTTTTTGGCTTCCGTCTTGTCTTTTGGATGTTCCGTTTATAGTAGGGAATCCGTCTGCTTCGAAAGCATCTGCTACTGCATCATCAACAACTACTTCAATCTGATAAGTTGGTTCAAAAGTTGTACTAGGTACAGTAATGTTTGCCCAATAAGCAATTCCTTCTACTGTTTTAATATTGCTATCCATATTTTTATCTATCTCCTTTTATTAAAAATTTATGTATGTTAATAAGCCGACATTATACCACATCTTGATACAGATGTCAAGTCTTTTTTTTATGTAATTGGTTTAAATAATGTTTGGTTTTTTGCGAACCTTTAGAAAAACCAAAAAAAGAAAAAACTAAACTATTCGGGATAGGTTGGAGCTTACCTAGTTGTTGTTTTTTAACAAAACCAAGAAAGAATGTGGTAAGAATCCAACAGTTCTTGATGATAGTAGTTGTATACATTTATTATTATAAGCCTTTATTAAGTTCTTGTCAAGCTATTATTTTATTTATTATCTTTTAGTATAATCAAAGTGATAAACCTTTGTGTTATCTAAACCATTAACAATCTTTATTCTACCTAATCCATGCATCTTAAACTTAGCCTTATTAAGTAATTCATAATCATTATTATTATTTAATCTAATCACTATGGACATATTCTTAAACTGTCTTAGATAATCTCTTGCGTTCTTTATATCTTTTAGGTTTAGGTTTAGTCCAGTCCAATTATAATTATTCATTATGTTGTTTATCCTGTTGTTGTTGTTGTTTAGACTTGCCAAGTTAGAGGGTATCATAAGTCAACCCTAAAGTCAAGAACTTTTTAAAATTGCTTGTTGTTTATTTACAACAACTCTTCAAGTTTAAAGATTCTAAGATTATCTTTTTCTTTAGTATATACTACTAGATAATATTTACCAGTCATACCATCTTGTAGGACTTCCAAAGAATAGTCTTCAAAAACCTTTATAAAATTATCAATAACTTCTTGATTCAAAACGATCCTCTGCTATTATTTCTAAGATAACATCTAAGTTATCATCTGCGTGTAGATTTCTGTTGTGCGCGATTTCATTGATCTCATTAAAGAGTTTTCCAGTGCTTAGTTCTTCTTCAATATCTTCGTAGATACTTTCAAAGATCATTTCGTTTATTAGGTTGCTCATAATTTATTTCTCCTTTTTTTTATAAAATTCTTCAATAACCCAATATATATTATCCCAACCAAAACCAAAACTCCAGTCCAAATTTTTTTGGCAATGAATTAACACTTCCATACATTCTTCATCCGTAAGACTTTTTTTAAGATCTAAATCTTTTGATGCTTGTTTTACATCGTCAATACACCATATTAAAGCTATTGAATTTTCAGATGTGTATTCTCCATACTCATCGTAAGTTATTACTTTACTCATTTTATTTCTCCTTCGTTATTATTATTATAGATTTCATCTACATAATCTGATATGCTTTCAGTAGAAAATCCTTTAGAAATCAATAAGTTATGTCTTCTTTCTCTCGCATCTTCTAGGTCGTAGCTCATGCCATTCAAATAATATAGATCGTTTTCGTCTTGGTAATCGTCTTCGTTAAATTCGTAAGTCATCTTGTTGTGTCTCCTTATTTTCTAGTTGTAATTTTTTATAATCCATCAAAGCCATTTCAATAGCTGTTGCAGGTTTCAAATCTTTTGGAAAATAAAACTCTCTACAACCTTTTGGAAACTTCTTGCCTTTTACTTTTACAGTATAAGCAATGGTCTGTCCGTTTCTTTTTACTGTTCTTGATATCCTAACTCTCATCACTAGACACCTCTTCTTCTTCTTCAAGCTCTTCTATTTTATATCTGACATCACTTAAAGCATCTTCAAATATTTCTTCTAAGTTATAGATAGCTGATTCTAAGTTATGTATAGCTGACCAAACATCATTAATTTGATAGCTATAGTAAGTTATGTCTAACTCGTCTGCTAGGTTCTCTATTTCGCTTACAATAGAACTGGGTACATCATTGTATTTGATTTGCTTTGTAATGTCTCTAACGCTGTCTAAGGCACTATCAAGTTGCCATTCTAGGTCTTGTAGTTGTTTTATATCACTCATTATCGTATTCCTCATTATTATTATTATTTTTATATTCCATTTCTTCTTCTCTATAAGACATTAGTTCTTTTTCAAGCTCGTCTTGATTGAGTCTATTAAATATTTCATCTTCAATAAACTTTTCACGCTCCGCCTTAGTCCAGTCTAAACCTAATTCATTCATTGTCTTTAGCATACTCTCAGACTTTTGACGTGCTTGTAGTTTAATCAAAGCTATGTTTATTTTGTTATCTATTGTCATTGATATATTCTCCTAATAATTCGTCTGTTCTTTGTTGTATGAATTGCCAACGGTCAATAAGCTCATTAAATTTAAAATTGCTTGAGTCTTTGATGGCTTGTTTAAACGCTTTCAATCTTTTATTACTTTTTTGTTTTTTCATAGTGTGTGTTTATCCTTTCATAGTTTCAGTTAACAGTCAATAGTTAATTTATAAGTCATTGATATATAAGCATATTTATTTTACTGTACTTGTCGTTATCATATATAACCTGCGCATTATATCCTTATAACTTTTGGTTATATATTTAATTTATTGTTGCTAGTATTCCTAATATTCCTATTACAAATGCTATCGCTATTACTATTATTAATAATGGTTCCATTTTTAGTTTATACCTCTTCTAATAGTTTGTTGAATGTTTCGCTATCTACTCTTATTGAATGATCTCTATTGATCCAGTTAAGATGCTTGCCTGTCGTAGTACTCCAAACATTTTCTCGGATCACTAAGCCAGTATTTAAGCTCCTGAAGGCTACTAAAGTATCATAGCTAAAATAGTAGTCATTATTATAGTTATCTGTGAATCCTTGAGT